GTGGTATTTCATGAATGCTTCTACCAAACCAGAATTTGAAATCTTTCTTGTCTTTATCATATGTGAAACCATACTTATTGTTTCTACTATAGAATAATCTATTGTTTTCAAACCTAGGTTTAGCCTCAGTATATGACCAGTACACATGTGTGTCTGTTTCTTTTCTTTGAGCACATTGAAAAGGATGAACCTTACCTCTGTGAAAATTAAATCTTTGCATCTCAGGAGTATCATTTAAGAACTCAACTGATTTGTCATATGCCTCTTCATTGTGAAATATCTCTGTCTTTTCCATTTTTGAATATTTTTTTCTGTAAATAAAAAAGGAGCCGGCTATTAACTCGGCTCCCTCTTGCAATATAAGTAGGAGAGTCTACTTACGCGCAGTGCTTTTACTTGTTTCTACCTGACTATAGGCATCACACTTTGGTTTCTTTGAAGCACATGAAAAGAATAATGTTATTAGTATCCCTACTAATATCATTTGCATTAAGAATCTGTAAATTGGTTGCATACTGTAAATTTAATTAATCTATTTTAAGTGACAAAGTCACACAGTAAGAAAAATAAACTATTTGTAACACCCAGTTATAAATTTCATAGGTGCTCAAGTCTAAAGACCTGAAGGTAAAGATACCATACATAAACCATTGCAAACCAAATCCAATTAACAGAGCTAATGTAGATTTGTAAACTATATCAATTGCTTTCATACTCTCTTTTCCATTAATGCATTAGTAACAATTAAAGAAGTGACTGACATAATACAGCCAAAAATAGCAATTCCAAAATGCTCACTATTTGGTGTAGATGCACTCAATCCAAAGAATACTACACAAAAAGTTCCTAGCATAGCAGCATAGGATATCATAAACTTTAAAACAAAATTTTTCATAATCAGAAATTAAAATCATTAAACATAAAAAATGTGGTGGCTTCTGTTGCCAAGGTGCCACCAACCTCCGAATCTTATTCAACTCCAATACAGGAATAACGCGCAGAATCTACCGTATCAAGCATCAGTTGTTGTGGTGAATAGATTTCTCCTTTCAACACACTCTTCAAAATAGAAGGACTGAAACCAGATACAAGACCAATGCCTGATTCATCCATAGATGCAGGAACATTACCAACTCTTCCATTCACATTCCAAAATACAATCTCCGGCATCTTGTATCCTGCATTAGAATACTTCTGTCTGATTGAATCTAGGTTTGTTCCTGAATGATCAGTTGCTTCATTAAATTCCATATCACTAATGATAAGCAATTTAGTAGGCATCTCATCCTCTGGTAATGACTCTCTAACGGCACTGTTAAGAATCAAGTCAAATGTTGCCTCAAGATTAGTAGACATACCCCAGTCTGCTCTACTTAACTGTCTCATTCTCTCAGACAAACTACCTCTAAGGTAATTCATTTGAGGTCTTTCAGAGAAAGTTAAGAAAGCATCCTTGAATATACTGTTATTTCTTTCAGAGATATAGATCCCTAAAGATACAGATACATCCATAGGAAGACCTTCCATACTACCACTGACATCACATACAGGAATAATCCTTTCTGTGCTATCAGCCATGTAGTCTGGCAAAGCATCCCATTGAGCTTCTACTGCATTAGCATCATCTCCCTTTTGAATTGCTTGATACAATTGGTGAGGGAATAATACTCCTGCATTAATCTTGGCCTTGCCTTCCTGAACATCTGCAATAAACTCTGCATATCTTACATCATCATGACGCAAGAAAGAGTTTCTATAGTTGTTCATAGCAATTGAAGGCACCTGAGAGTAATTAATCTCAGACCATTCATTGGCACACATTTGAGTCTCCACTACTTTGGTCATTGACACCAATTTCTTACGGAACTCTTTTGGAGTCATCTTAAGATACTGATGCATGGCTACAAACCATTTACCTTTTCTTGGAAACCATTTAGCAAGTAGGTTAGCATTAGCCGACTCTTCAAGCTGAGTCTTCATCCAATTCAGATTATTATCTGTAGGACGCTCAATCTTGAATACATCTTTCCAATATCCAAATTCAGGGATATATATAGCTAACTGGTCAAAATCATAAGCATATTGCTTGCTGATATGTTCCATAATAAGCTGAAAGAATCTCTTCTCTCCTGCTCCACCTCTTGCATCACGAGCCCAGAATAAAATCTTATAAGCTAAGTTCTTATTCTCTGCGCGCGCACGCTCAAACATCATGATAATGTCTGACTCAAGCATATTCCTGCTTGCCCCTGCTATAAAGAACAGATCCAAGCAAGCACTTAGGCTTGTTGAATGTGTCACAGCACCATTAGCAGTTACGGTGTTGTATTGTCTGGTTGAATTTACTAATCTTGACATATATAAAATTTAATTGGTTACTAGATAATTGTGGGAAGGTACCTGCCCCCTTTCGGAAGGCAGGTCCTTTGGTGCATAACAGAATACTATCTAGAACCAACCTCATTACTGAGACACAGATACCTTCCCGGGTTTGCCTCTAAGGGCTTTCTGTTTTTGAGTTTTAGATTTTGTGCTGAAGTATTCATCACACCTTTGTCTTACAGGTTGCATTTTCTCTTAGTTTATATAGCTTGAGAGTATTGCTGTGTACAACCTTTAAAGTTCTTTGGCCCATCTGCACTCAGTTATTGTCTTAGACTTATTGATATGGCAACATTTCAATAACTGCTCACCCTTTGGAAGTGAGTTGTGGTGCATTAACCAGGCTACTATTTACTTATTTCCTATAAAGTTAATATTGCTGTAGTAGCCTTTTTTGTGTCAGAATGCTTTTTTGTTTTAACCAATTAAACTTTATAAGATAATTGCTGGAGCATTCTTTCATTCACACCGCGATGTGAGATCTTAATCTTCTTGTTTTCTTTCTTCATAACATTGCTGACACTCATGAACTTCATCACAAGTGCAGGTTAATTCAGGAGATATGCTATATAACATAAACATATCATTTGCATCTTCATACAGCATAGCTTATAAATTATCAATTAATATTAATGAATCCAAGTCAGCATATTTACCAGAATATACTTTCTTACTGTCAACACCTTCAACCCATATAGAGTCTTCAGATACTTCCAAGTAATATTCTATGTCTATATTACCACCTACTTCTGTGTAATCCCCCGGAGCCTCTGCTCCTCTCCTATTGATATCTCCCATTACATATCCTATAGTAAAGAATACTATATTGAATAATGCAAAGATAACTGATGTAATCATAAACTCTCTTTTCATATGTTGTTTTGTTTGTTACTTGTAAAAGGGAGAGCATTACACTCTCCCTGTCATTAATGCAATAGACTTGAATCATCCTCTGTCAGATCCACTTCTATGTGTCTAACACCCATTTCCTCCATGATCAATAAACAGTTAACAAGTTCCTTACCTCTTGGTGTAGAGATAAAAGAATAATCTTTGTTATCTGCATTAGATTCTGATTGCTTAATAAGCTCTTGCATTTTCTTTGCTGAAATAGTTATTTCCATGTTAGCTTAAATTGTTAGTGAATAATCTTGTTCCATCACAACTACCAATCCTACTGCAGGATGCTGGTATTTATGAATAATCCGGAAGCCTTGTTCCTTCTTCTCTTGTATAAGAGATTCAATAGACACATTAAGAGATAATGCTTTGTCTTCTGTAATAGTTACTGTCATATGTTCTAGTTATTAGTTTAGCTATATAAAATAAGTATGTATATATAAGTATATAGTATTATTAGAGTATACATATACCCATAGATATGCTATAGGATGTAGTATCATATAGAAATATATACACACATTAATACTAATTACCTTAGTATAACACTCTTTCCCCAATTTTTAATTGGTTGAGTATTAACAAGTTAGTCTACTTGCTCCACCGTGTGGAGACAAGCTGGATTCTTCCTACAGATCCTACTGATATATTCTTATTCACCTGGATAAGTAGATAAGAATATAAGTAGATAAGTATAGACTTATAAAGATATACAGATATATACTTACTGTTGCAATCAATTGCACTGTTGGGTTGGCAATAAAAAGGAAAAGAGAACAAGTAAACAGCATCTACAAGAGATACTGTTGTTACTTGTGCTACAGTAGTTACAAGAGCTTCATTAGCTTACTGTATATTCCATTAAATCAAGAGTTACAGGAGAGATGACTGTTACCTCATCTCCCCTGTTACAGCAGTACCTGAAGTACTAGTTTTCATTCAGGTCATCCGTTTCGGATGTTGCTGCTGCAGCCTTCAGTTTCGCCATCAGACTACCTTGGTTAGGTGCTACATATTTAGCCACCTTAGCCTCAGCTATAGCCTGTCCCAGGTTACCACCCGCCATTTCCACAATGGCCTTGTCTTTCCGGAATTCTGCAGTGTCAAGATCCCAACGTCCGGCATTTTTGCCAGACAGGTTCTTGCGCATCTGACATACATCAGTTGCTGCAGGATATCCCGTGAAGAACAACGGTTCCCCAGAGTCACTAGTTCTATAGTTATCTCCTTGAGATACCATATAGTCTGCTAGTGCTGTTTCATCACCTGTTACAGTGTAAACAAAGACTGTCGTCAATTTACCATCCTTGTTCACCTTTGGATAGTTTGTGCTGTAATTTGCTGTTAGTCCCATCTGTTCTTAGTTTTTAGGGGTTATACATTTATTTATCAAGTGCTACCAAGGGTTGGCAGAAAAGAGGAAGAACAGTTACTAAGAGAACAGCTGTTAATGCTGTTCCCTCAGTTACATTTACTGCAAACCTAATTCCTGTTTATATGCAGTTTAGCCTTGTACTTCAGCTATAGGATTTATTAGGAGCTGCAGTAGTTACCACAGCTCCTGTTAGTTGAACTAATTACAAGCTAGTTCTGGAGTACTATCATCTTCCTCCAGGTCTAGGATATGCATGATCTTCACAATCTGCATTGGTATCCCAGTCTTTGCATCAAGTTCCCTTGTTACAATCTTCTTCAGATTGATATAGTGAACCTGCTGCAACAATACAGCTACACCATCTCTCATGATGCGCTCAGTTACAATTCTTACTTCATTTGCCATCTTATGCTAGTTTTTAAGGTTATACATTACTGATACAAATGCTACTTAGGGTTGGCAACAAAAGGACTGCTTCAGTTACTGGTGTTACCATGCGCTACTGGCAGTTACTGGATTTGCTGGAGTTACTGGAAAAAAAAGGGATATCCCCCATGGTGCGTTAGCAACCAAGGAGGATATTCATTTTTGCCTCTTCAGACAGTTCAGTCAGTACACTGATGGATACATTAGTGAACTGGCCACAGTCTGAAGGAGTTTCCTGATGCTCTACAATGTAGGCTTTGCCTATTGATAGAGGATTAGTAAACTTGCTTATGTAGTTCTTATGAAGGCGGAAATTGCGCGCAGCGCCTTTTATGACTTTACAGAACACATAGTTAGCAGAATCAGTGTTGTACTTTTGTACAAGAATGCAGATGGTATTTTCCATTGTTAAATAATTTATTAGTTCAATGGAACTACAGGGTTGGCAGACAGCAGACAAAACTTTTCTCCGGCAGGAAAAAGTTTTTCTGCGGCACAGACACACCGTGCCAAGGGAGGCAAACACCAGGGGGTACCCCGTTTGCTGACACGGCCCGGGGTGGCTGTGATACCGACCCCATCACAACCTCTTATATATCTCAAAAATTATATAAAAAAAATTTATAGGATGTTGCACATTAGAAATAATTTTTTGTATATTATATAATACACACAAAGTAACTTAACATGCAAATTGATAAATTATCTAAGAATGTACATAAGTTATATTTGAAAGGTAACTCAGCTGAGGTAGCAATACTTTCAGATCTTCATTGGGATAACCCTAAATGTGATAGAAAACTTCTAAAGGAACATCTTGATTATTGTCTCTCTAAAGAGATGCCTATTGTGATTATTGGAGACTTCTTTTGTTTGATGCAAGGTAGAGGGGATAATAGAAGAAATAAGTCAGACATACTCCCGGAGCATAACAATGCCCGGTATTTAGATTCTATAGTTGAAACTGCTGTGGAGTGGTTTACTCCATATGCTCATCTTATTGCAGTGATAGGTTATGGTAATCATGAGACTGGTATAATCAAGTATCAGGAGACTGATATCTTGAATAGATTTGTTACTATGATTAATCTTAAGACTGGTAGTAATATCTGTACAGGTGGTTATGGTGGATGGGTAATTTATAATTTGGAATATAGACTGGGTAGATCTACTAACTTTAAACATAAGTACTTCCACGGATCTGGTGGAGGTGGTATTGTAACAAAGGGAGCAATTAATCTTACTAGAGCTTTGGAGACTTATGAAGGAATGGATATTTTTTCTATAGGTCACATTCATGAGAATGCTGCCCGTATTGATGTTAGAGAAAGTCTTGAGGATAATAATAACCATTATAAGATTGTACATAAAGAAATTCATCATTGCATTACTGGTACATACAAAGAAGAATATGGAGAGGGTGCATATGGTTGGCATGTTGAAAGAGGAGCTCCACCAAAACCATTGGGTGGTAGAATAGTAAGTTTATCTGTAAAGAGATATAAGTCTGATACAAAACCTTTGACTAAAAAAATTGATAGCTATCAGTTTCCTTTGTTAAAATAATTATTAGCTTTGTGTCAGATTCTTCTTTGTTCAGAAGCATTTTGTTATTGTTTACATTATCATTAAACCCTGGTACTAAACTACTGGGGTTTGTTGTTTAAATAAAAAAAGTTATTATATTTGTTCAACCAATAAATAAATAATTATATGTCAGAGTCAACAACAATCCTGTCCTTAGTAGAGACAGACGGTGGAGTAGAGGTCCACATGAGTGAGAAAGCTTATGATAACTTTGCTGTCATAGGTCTATTAGAAAAGATTAAAATGGATCTATTGAGCCGTCCAAATCCAGTAGTGCATGATTTGAGACCTGTTCAGAAAGCAGATGGCCCACAGAATTATGATGCGTAACTTTTTAAAACCAACAATATGAGCCCGTTTAAAAAACTAAGAGGAAGAACTATTCTAGTTAACATTCCAAAAAGAAAAGAGTCAACTATTCAGTTGAGTGCAAAGGATGAAGATGCTATCATGCAGGAAGCTGTAAAGATGTGGAACAAACTTACTGTGTTTGCTGTAGGAGATAAAGTAGAAGATGTATCTGTAGGAGATGTTGTATACATCCGCACAAGTTCTCTAAATATGGAGACTGTAGAAAGAATAGATATTGATGGAGAAGTAAAGCTTGTCCTTAATGAAGGTGACGTAGTGATTGTATGGTGATCCCATCAATGAATAGATATAACCAGATTATGACTGAAAAAGAATCTTGCCCAACTGCAAAAGAAATAAGTAGCATGGTATCTCCTATAGATATTTCCAAAAGAATAGTTACACTGGATGAAGGTCCAAGACCAAATTATTATGGCGGCAAAGACAATCCTTATGAAGTCTTCCGAGTATTAGAAGCTTGGGAACTAGATCAGGATTTCTATTTAGGCAATGTGATTAAGTATGTAGCTAGAGCCGGAAAGAAAAATAAATCCACAAAAAAAGAAGATTTACAAAAAGCTTTGGTATATTTACAAAGACGAATTGATTCATTATGATAAAAGGAATTATATTTATTATTGGTATTGCAGTCATTGCATTCTTATATTTAGTACATAGTGCAATGATTAAACCTATATATAACAAGATACATAATGTATGGGAATCTGATAAAGAAGGTAAAAATATTGCTGACTTTACACTTATTATTATGTTAGTTATTGCATTTATACTAGGTGCTATAATGTATTAGTTCAGCCTCTCCCTTATATATTCCAAAGAATCCTTAGAAATTAATCTAAGGATTTTTTTTTATTCAAATATTTTTTGTATATTATAGTATATAAATCATAATAATATAATTATGAAAGAATTTAGAAGCCCACTGAACTACATGTGGCAAAACATGAGTCAAAGAGTATTTGACTTTATTAGAGGATCAAGAAAGTTTGGTACATTACCTTTACCTGTAAATCCAGGTGATACAATTGATTTGTATCTATCTGCTCCAGAAACAATTGTAAAATTTGCAGGACCTATTACTAATGACTTCAACCTGAATGTTATTCCTGTAGGAGCTAAACTAGGAGACAAGCTATTTATCATCATGAATAGTGATGGATCAACTTATACTGTAACATCTGTAGGTAAACTACTATTCAATAATTGTGGCCCAGATAATCCTCCATCAGAATATGATGTTGAAGATACACAAAATGTAGTTATTCCTTTCTTGTTTGATGGGACTGACTTTGTAGGATTAGATTACTGTTAATATAAATAAATAAAAAGAATCATGGACATTTTAAATTTTATCTCCTGGATAAAGGGAGGCCGCAGAATTAAAACTGCACCAAAAGGATCATTACTAGCAGTAGGTGTACCTACAGTTGCACGAGATGACAAGTATATTACAGGAGCAATGACATTAGGTGATGCAGTTCATTCAGGATGTGTAGCAAACAATACTCTTAAGACAGGTATATATGATAACTTTCCTTGGATTATTACACCAGTAATGTTACCTACTTGTACTAGAATAGAAGATACACCAGCTTTTCCTACAGTATTTGCAGAAAATTTAGTTGGATATAAAGTATCAGGATCATATGATCTACAGGTAAATGATACTGTTGTAGTAGAATATATTGGTACAGTTGAAAATGTAAATGGTAATTATTTATTTGAATTACCGTGGAAAACTGCAGGAAGTGTAGGTGCATATGTTGATGTTCCTTTTCCAAGTCCTTTTGCAAGTGCTTTTGCAAATGGTGCTACAATACGAGATGATTTTGGAAATGCCAGACCAGCTGAGATTATGACAATTGCAGTTGATTTTTATGCACCTGGAGCTGCAGATTTATATTTGGTAATTGCAAGTAATACAGCAGTTGATGCTATGTATGCTGCAGTATCATTTGAATTTGAGTTTTTAGAGATTGAAGGAGAAACACTTAAATTTACTATTTATTAATTTTAAAAAAATATTTATCATGGAAAGAAAAACATTTGGTAAGAAACCAGAAGGATGGGGTACTAAACTAGAAGCTAGACAAATGGCTGTAGAATCTACAGAACCTAATAGAGTAAGAATTGAAGCTAAGATAGCAGAGATGAAAGCAGGATTGAAATCTAAATTAAAAAAATAAAGTATGGTAAAGTTCTATCCAGTATCACCAGACCCATATCTTAAACAAGATAATGATATGGCACCTGCTAAGTTTGGACATCTTAATGCCATCTTAGCAAATGTTAGAAGAGAGTTCTCTGATAACGCATCTGCTATTGCAGCAGGATTAAAAGTAGGAGAGCTTTATAGTACTCCTGATGGAACAGTAAAAATTGTTAAATAAATTAAAATAAGAAATCATGCCAATTCAAGAAGAAGTATTGCAACCAGTAGGTCCAAAAAGACCAGATGCTGCAGAAAAAACAATTACAGGTGTAACAGCAAATACAATTACACCAACTGTATTTATAACAGGACAATACCAAGCAAATCCAGAAGCTAAAGCAGCTGAGTTAACAAGACTCATGCAGCATTTACTTGCGTATGGAGTTTTCCCAAGTATAAATGATGCTGCTGAAAGAGGTGTACCTGCAGGATCCTATGTAGTAATAGATGATCCTAGAACTCCGGCAGATGAATTTTCAGTACAGATTGTACCAAAAAGATTTAGAAGAAGAGAAGGTAGTCCTGTTGACCCAGCAGTAAGATCATAAATTTAATTCAATACCCTGAGCAATCAGGGTATTATTTTTTTAAAACTAAGAAAGATGTTAAATAACATATCAAACTTTTTCAATCTTATCAGCAATAGAAGGGTAAAGAAAACTCTTGCTCCTAATGATATGATTGCAATAGGTGTAAGAAACCCAGTAAAACAGTCTGACTTTCAACCGGCTGCTATCTTCTTTAAAGATTTACAAGCACAACTTGGTGGGGGTGGGCTTAACCTTACTACTTCAGGTACAGGAGGTGTAGCAACATTTGCAGCAGGAATCTTAAATATTCCAGTATATCAAACTCAGATTCCATTCTTAGAATACAACTTGTCCAACAGTACTGTTTGGAATAATGGTCTTGGTAATATTGGCAGTAATACTGTATTTGGTGAATTTGCATTACAAAATAATTCAGTAGGTACTTCTAATACAGTATTTGGTCAATCTGCTATGCAAAACAATACAGCAGGTTATGGTAATACTGCTGTAGGATGGCTATCCCTTTTAGATAATGTAAGTGGTAACTTTAATACAGGTATTGGTTCTCAAGCATTAATTAATAATGTTTCAGGTGGAAGTAATGTTGCAGTTGGTGCTGCAGCATTAGGATCTAATAACAGTGGTTATGGAAATATAGGTATTGGTTATTTAGCTGGTTATAGTAATAATTCTTCCAGTTATAATGTTGCTATTGGAGACTCATCACTATATTCTAATCAATCATCTTTTATGACTGGTGTTGGATTTGCAACATTTAGAAATAATACTACAGGAGTTAATGGAGTTGCAATTGGTGCTAATGCATTATATAATAACACTACTGGTAGTTCAAATACTGGAGTTGGTTATAATGCTCTGTATAATAATACAGTTGGTAATAAAAATACTGCAATTGGAGATCAAGCTTTGAATTATAATAGCACTGGTGGTGATAATATTGCATTAGGTTTTGCAGCATTATATTTAAATAATATTGGGTATGGTAATGTTGCTTTAGGTTCACAAACATTATTTAATAATACAACTGGTGGAGAAAATATTGGCATTGGTTTTCTTGCAATGTTTTCTAATTCTACAGGTAATGCAAACATTGCAATAGGAAGAGGTGCAATGGAAAATAAAACCACTGGTAGTGGTAATGTTGCCATTGGAACGTATGCTTTAAGATCAGCTTTAAATGTAATTAGTAATACTGCAATAGGAGACGGTGCATTATATTCTAATTTAGTTGATGCTAATACAGCTGTTGGTGCAGGTGTTATGTATAATAATACTAGTGGTACTGGTAATTCTGCTTTAGGATATCAAGCATTACAATTTAATACTACAGGGAGTTCTAATACTTCTATTGGTTATCAGGCATCTTATAGTAATACAACTGGTTCTAGTAATACAGCAATTGGTTATCAATCACTTAAAAATAATACTACAGGTACTGTTAATACTGCTGTAGGTTATACTGCTCTTAGAAATAATACAACAGGAAGTAATAATCTTGCTATTGGAGTACAAGCTCTTCAAAGTAATACAACAGGAACTGGTAATCTTGCTATTGGTTTAAATGCATTATTAGGTAATACTACAGGTAATACTAATCTTGCTATTGGAGATGGTTCACTGCAAGTTAATACTACTGGTATTAATAATGTTGCTGTAGGTAGTGGTACATTAAATGTCAATAATGGTCAAGGAAATACTGCTGTTGGTCAAATAGCATTAGGAGGTAACACAACGGGTAGATTTAATACAGCGGTTGGTCAACAATCATTATTTGGTAATCAAACTGGTGCATTTAATACTGCTATTGGTAGAATATGCTTGGTAAATAGTACGGGTTCTTTTAATACTGCAGTAGGTTATGGATCACTTTCTAATTTAGTAGCTGGTTCTAATAATACAGTACTTGGATATAATGCAGATGTAACAAATACTACAACTAGTGGATCAACAATAATTGGATCTGGAGCTACAGCAACAGGAAATAATCAATTTGTAGTAGGATCGGCAGGAGTTAATGCAGGTACTGTATCAGCAGGAATTAATGCATCATCTAAATATTGGGATGTTATTATTAATGGAGTAGCACAGAAAATTTTATTAGCATAATTATTTATATATTTGAATCATGGAAAATACAATTACATTTACCCCAGAAGAAGTAGCAAAATCAGTATCTGCTGCTTATGATAGTGTTGAAATCTATAACCAGTTAAATGGTAAGATGGATATTACCGAAGAAGAGACAGCAACATTAGACCGTAACATTGAACACATCAGAATTATGATGGGTAAAGAATGGTTTGTTGCAGGTCTTACACCTTTACAAGTAACAGAATTACAAGCAATATGAATCAACAACAAGCAATTGAAATCTTAAACCAGGCATTGGATCAAGGTTTTAAGAAAGGTGCTTATTCCTTACAGGATGCAGCATATGTAGTACAAGCTTTAGCAGTCTTGTTTCCACCGCAACAACAAGAAGTAGTGGAACTGACAAAAGAAGATTAATACTTTAAAACAGAACAGCCTCGGATTATTCCGGGGTTTTTTTGTTTATGTGAATAATTTTTTGTATATTAAGATATATATGTAATTCAAGAGTTATGTCAATAGGAAATTTAAAAGACTACGGAAATAAAGGAAATAATTTTCCTTGGCAGTTAAAAATGTTGGTTGGACAACAATGTGCTTGTGATGCATTGAAAGAAATTGCAGATAACACAGACACAGTAGAACCATTACTAGCCCAAATACTAACAGCTATTCAAAATGGTACTGACTATGAAGCAATGCTTGTAGTAGATAATGCAGGTGTTACCTGGTTAGAAGTAAGAATCTGGAACGGAACTACATTTGATCCACCAATATATTTCTTGGCCGGATCAAACACACCAGGTACTCCTACAGCTCCTATTACATACATTAACCCTAATAGTTACCTAGCTCAGATTGTATCAAATACATCTAATTTAATATCTATAGAGGCAGGTACTCCTAATGCATTAGGACAAACTACAATGGCAGCATCAATGCCTGTAGTTATTGCATCAAACCAAACAGCTATTCCAGTAAATCAAGGTACATCACCATGGGTAGTAGGTGATGGTGGAGGATCAATTACTGTTGATGGAACTATTGCAGCTACTCAATCAGGTACATGGAATATTGCAGCTGTAACAGGTCCAGTTGCTCTTCCTACAGGAGCAGCAACAGAAGCAACTCTTCTTTCAGTAAATAATAATCTTTCATCAGCATCTAGAACTCCAAATATTAGAACTTATGTAAATGCAGTAGGCTCAACAACAGCAGGTATATATAGTTTTTCTATTGCTAATGTTGGATCTGCAGCAGGTCTTGTAGACGGTCAAGTATTACCAGCAGGAGTTACCGTTAATTTTGACGGTGGTGCCATGAATAATACTTTAACTGCTATGACATTTGATGCAACCGGAACTACATTTGTAGTAACTTTTATATCTTAAGATTATGAGCACTTTAATTCTAACAAATTCTTTGCAAATAGTACCTACTAACTATGGCTTATTTGCTCAAACAGGAAATAGTACGCCTGTAACAAATGGATCTCAAGGTACACTTATAGATGGTGGTGTAGGTTCTTTAACAGTTCCTGCAAATGGATTTAAAGTAGGTGATAGTTTTAGAGCAGACTTTGGAGGATTAATGTCTTGCAAAAATAATGAAACACTTACTATTAGAATTAAATCAGGAGCTACTATATTAAGTCTTTCTCCCTCATTTACTCTTCCTGGAATAGCAAATCAAGTATGGTTTTTAAATATAAACTTTACTATTAGAGCAATAGGACCTGCTAATACAGCATCTATTGCAATATTAGCAAACTTACATATACTTAAACTAGCATCAGGTACACAAGAAGGATTTGGGTGGAATACTATTAATAGTACAACATTTAACACTACAATAAGTAATGTTTTAGATGTTACTGCTCTATTGGGAAGTAACACACCCGCACAAAATTCAATCTATTCAGACATATTTGTCTTAAATAAAATATACTAACTAAAATGGACTCAACATCTTTAACAATTGGAATTTTTATAGCAGGAACAATTTTTGCTATTTTTGGATACTTTTTAAAAATGATACATGGTGATGTCAGAAAAAATACTGAAGAACTAGGAAAATTAAAAGGTAAAATAGAACTTGTACAACAAGAAACACAGATAAAATATCAAGCCTTGCAAGAACTTACTCAACTTGAGATAAAGAACTTAGCCAAGAATGTAGGTGAGTTATCTGATGCAGTTAAGATGTTTGTATTAAATAGAGAAAAATGAAAGAGTTAAAAAGAAGATGGAGCGGTGAAACTCCTAGGTTTTGGAAGAAAGTAAGAAACATTGCAATTGGTTTAGGTGCCGTTGCAGGAGTAATATTAACAGCTCCAGTTTCATTACCAGCAGCAGTAATTACTATAGCTGGTTATGTAGCTACAGCAGGAACAGTAGCAGCAACATTATCTCAATTAACAGTTGAAGATAAAAAAGAAGAAGAAATTATAAACCCCTAAATAAATAAAAATGGCAAAGAAAGTAGCAAAAGTCAAAGACATTGAAGTGGAAGTCAAGACAAAAAAGGTTAGAGTAAAAGCAGTTAAAAAAGACAAAAAAGTTGATGTAGTAGTTGATACTCCTAAAACTGATGTTGAAGTACATGTAACAGAAGAGCAGAAAGAATTCAAACTGGACAGTGAGAAGTTAGATGTTGAAGTTGTAAAAACTAAAGAGGGTACAACTGTAGTAGTTGAATCTGAAAACAATTTTTTACAAAAAGCTGGTTCATGGTTATCTAAGTTTTGGGTTAAAAAATTCAATAAGTAATGGCTGAATTAGATCTTAAAAAGATAAAACAGGTACCTCTCTCAGAAGGACAGTATGTAAATGAGGAGACCAAAAAACTACAGATTGTATTACACCATACAGCAGGAAACTCTTCCGCACCTGGTACAATTAAAATGTGGGATGCAGATGACAGAGGACGCATTGCTACATGTGTAGTTATATCTGGTAAAGGTTTATCTAAAGATACCTTTGATGGAGAGATTGCTCAAGCATTCTCATCTAAAAAATGGGCCTATCACTTAGGTCTTAAACCAGATGTATTCAGAGCAATGGCTGTACCATACAGATCAATTGATCCATTAGCAATTGGAATTGAAATTTGTAACTGGGGACCACTTACATCAAAAAATGGCAAGTTCTACAATTATGTAGATCGTGAAGTTCCAGTTGATCAGGTATGTGTTTTAGATAAACCATATAAAGGCTATTCATTTTATCATGCTTATACAGATGCTCAGATTGAATCTGTAAGACAGTTACTTGTATACTGGAGTAAGTTACACTCAATTCCTCTTACATATAATGAAAAAGATATGTGGGAAGTTTCTAAGAATGCATTATCTGCAGTACCGGGATTATATTCTCACAACTCCTACAGAAAGGATAAGAGTGATATTAGTCCACAACCAAAAATGATAGCAATGCTTAAAGCCCTTACAAAATGAAATTTAGAAATAACTGGAAGCAGCACAAGCCAAGCTGGAAAGCTATAACTATTAGATGTAGACTTTCATTACTAGATATATTCTCAGTAGAGTTTGATCCAGCAAGAAACTTTTACTCCTTTACAATTTTGAACTTTACAATTAAAAATAGATAATATGAAAAGGTTATATGAAATGGGTGGTGACATCATTAATGATTTCATGCCCACAGGAGCTGTAGGAAGTGGCACAGCAATGCCCAACAGTATGCTTGAGAATAACTCTCAAGTAGATGCTATTGGTGATAAAAAGAAAAGAAAAAAGACAGATACTGATAGACGCAATGCTAAATGGCAAAGAGGAGCTAAGAATAAAAGAAAGCCATGTCCTAGTTGTCAATAAGTAAACTACTATAACTACTAAGATCCAGGTATTTTCTATGCCTGGATTTTTTCATTTAAATATATTCTGTTTAAACTTTTATTGTATATTTGTCTAAACTTAAAATATATAATAATGGAAAACCAACAAAATGAAGAGCAATTATCTGCGGAAGAGTTAACTGCTAGAAAGGAAGAACTCCTAAAATTTTACCAAGATTCAATGCCATACATCACAGCTCAGTATGACTATGAAAAGAAATTGATGGAACTTGATGAAGTAAGATTCAAAAGAACTCAAATTCAAATTCAGATGGCTATGATGATGAATCCTGAAATGGCTGAGCAAGCTGAGCAAGAATTTCCTGAAGAAAAAGAAACCTTAGCACCACCACAAGAAAGAAAGCTTAAAAAACAATAGACCATGGCACTTGTAAACCAAGTACAGAAAAAGGTTAAAATGTCAAAATGGGATGTAGTTAAGTTTCAGATTCTAACTCACTGTTATATCAATAAGATTACAATGAGTGAATCTGATCTTGACTGTCTTACTTTACTTAGTTTTAATGAGCCTATAGAACTTACTAATTTTTGTTTAGATGCATCTGCAGAAGAGGATTGGATTTTTAAATCTCCTCAGACTGTAAGAAACTCAATAAATAAAGCTGAGAAAAATAAATTAGTAATTAAAGATTCTGATAATAAAAAGCTTATTAAACTAAATCCTAGTTTGTTGATACAAACCAGTGGTACAATTTTACTTGACTACAAATTCTTAGGACATGATACCGAAGAAAGCAAGTAAACTATATGTCCAAGTATCAGAAGAACTAGGAGTAAATGCAACTCTAGTAGAAGATTTAGTAGAGTGCTTTTATAAAGACTTAAGACAGAATCTAAGTAATTTAAAACACCCCAGACTTAATGTAGAAGGTCTGGGGCATTTTGCTGTAAAACCTGGAACTGTAAGAAAAGCAATTCCTAGATATCATAAAAGTCTAGAGGATCATGACACTTCTACATATGGAGCTTATTACAATAAGAAAATGGTAGAAAGCAAACTTGAGGCTCTTATAGATATTGAAAAAAAGATTTCTCTACAGGAAGAGAAGAAAGATAACTTTAAACAAAAAAAGAATGAAGACCAGTCTAAAGGAAATTTGGAAGAACCGGAAACAGATAATTGAAGGTATAACTAATACAGTTATCAAAGATGAATTTGTAGAACATGTATCAGCATTAAGAATGGATATTTGTAATACATGTTCTGAGAAAGATACTGTAGGAGCAGAGTGTGTAATGCCGGGCTCACAACCCTGTTGTTCTGAATGTGGATGCTCACTAGGATTTAAAACAAGATCACTGTCTACATCTTGTCCTTTAAAAAAATGGGGATCAATAGTTTCAGAGAAGAAAGAAGATCAATTAGATAACCTTAAAGATTAATATTATGTCAACATTTACAGATAGATTATCAACTACAGATGTATTAGGTTATGATCCAACTAGAATAATTAATACAATTCCTGGCTCAACAGCAGATGGTTTATTTAGTCAGATAAATAGTACTGGTAATACATATCTTGGTAATTCACCATTTAATGATCCATGGGAAAATCCTATGAAAGAGATAGAAGAAAGAATTAAGAAACTAGAAACAGATAATAAGTTCTTAAGATTAAAGATACTTTCTATGGAGGGTAAGTTTACTCAGGAAGAAGTAATTAATATCCGCAAAATGTTGATGGCTGAAGATGAATCATCAAGAACATTAGCAGAATCAATAATAGAAAATTCATAATTATGATTGTATTTAATGCAGATGATCATAGTTACAGAAGTCTTGATGACAGTAACATTGATTGGATAAGTGTAACAACACTTGTTTCCCATTTTAAAAAACCATTTGATGCTAAGAAAATAGCAGAGAAAGTAAGCAAAAGTAAAAAGTCTAAATGGGCCGGTATTGATCCAGTATTGATACAGCAGATATGGACTAATGAAGCTAACAGATCTACTACTCTTGGTACATGGTATCATAATCAAAGAGAAGATGATATCTGTGCTTTATCTTCAATGGAAAGAGAAGGAGTTACTATACCTGTATTTAAACCTACTGAGGTTAAAGAAGGAGTTAAACTAGCGCCCTCTCAAAAATTAGAACCGGGTATTTACCCAGAACACATGGTATACTTACGCTCAGTAGGTATCTGTGGTCAATCAGATTTAGTTGAGGTAGTCAATGGTAAAGTAAACATTATTGACTACAAGACTAACAAAGAAATTAAAATGGAGTCCTATGTAGATTGGG